TACTACTTACACAATTAGTGTAACTAGAGCGAACTCCTATGGTAGTACAACAGGTACAATGACTATAACAGCTACAGATGTAGCACCTGTACAGACTAACGATACAGCGTGGACTAAGGCAATAGACTTTAGCGGTTCAAGTGAATACTTAAAACATAACTCAGGAAATGCTACGGCCTCTAAGATGCCTTTAGGATTGAGTAGTGGTACTTATATAGCAAAGAATTCAAACCCTTTGTATACGGCTAACTCTTCAGGTTCTAGACCTTTTGCAACTACGATAGTGTTTAAAGCTGATGGTAACAATTCATTACAATGTATATGGAATAACGGTGAAGGTTTTTATAACAGTTCAGATAACTTCGGATTAGAAATAGACGCTAACAATACACTATGGTTTTACTATGGTCAAGGTTCTTCTACTTCAGGTAACTATAATAAATGTTATGTACAAATTGGAATTGATACTTCTAAATGGTACGGAGTTTATATAGCTCATAAAGGAGGTAGACTATCGGGTAATGATGCTACAAAAGCTAATCTAGGAGAATGCTTTGATATCAGAGTTATGAGTAGTGCAGATAGTTTTGCTACTATATCACCTAACAGGTCAGCTACTAACTCAGGCGGTAATTGGCAGGTAACAGGTAGACGTATGGATAAGTCAGTAAATGGTATGTACACAATAGGAGCTACCGCCTCGTATCAAAAGCCATTCTACGGAAAGGTTGCATCTAGTGTTATTACTACGCTTAAGAATAATTCATTAGCTCCTGTAGAGGCTGAAATCAAAACAATGATAACAGACCCTATTAAGTGGGAAAATGACTACAAGCAAGGGACTACGTTTAGAGCTGCTGACTCTAGTTCGACAGCCTCAGTGCCTAGTGTACCGAGCGTAGCTTATCAATATGCTACTCAGATTCACTTAATGGGTGATTCTATAGGTATATACCCTTACAGCAATAATGATGCCTACCCCGATATATTTAACAATCTAAGATGGTATACATCTACTAAAATGATTATGCAGAATATGGTATCTAATGATATAGAGACAGTAAACATAAATGGTTTAACTTAGTATCAATAGCAAAAAGCCCCTCTTTAACTAGGGGGGTTTATATGCTTAAATAATGTTTTTAAATAAAGATAATGTACATAAAAGCAAAATATCCAAAAGTAGGCAGAGAGTGGTATAGACAAGGCGAACAGGGTTTCGGTAACTTATACGGAGGTAATCAAATAAGTGACGTAACGAATCTAGATATTAGACTAAGTGATGGCTTAATAAGTAGATTATCTACAAGCTATATGTTTGGTGGCAATATTATATCTGTTTATGTTAATACTAATAATGGTAATGAGCTTGTCTTTACAAATGAATCCGTATTTATCATAGATAGCTCTACTTTAAATATAACAGAGGTTAACACACAGAGAGCTCTAGAGTTTGTTAATGAGTCGGATTGGGTAGCAAAAGACGTTGACTTAGCTACATCATTTATAGACAGAGTTTCTGTAGATTCAGGTATTCTAGACAATCAAATAGGCTTAGATACTATAGATGAAAGCGTTTCTCTTTTGATGCTCCCAAATGCTTATAAAGATGGTTTATTGTATAGTGTTTTACCCCAAGACGGAACAGGAGACTTTGACGTAGTGAGAGGTAGTAATGCAACTAGAGTGAATGCAGGTGGTATTATAGAAACTATAACAGGAGCAAACACCCCTAGAATAGACTATACAAGTGGTAGCCCTGCTTTATTAATAGAGCCTCAGAGCACAAACCTAGCTGCATTTAGTGAAGATTTCACTTCTTGGGGAACAAGTGGTAGCCCTGTGTTAAGTAACAATCAGCCTTCTCCTGATGGAGAAAATAACGCTTACCTGTTTGAGAACTCAAGCAACGGAGACAGGCTACAAGAGCCTTTAGGAATCTTAACCGCAGGAACTTACACACAATCTATGTTTGTTAAATACAAAGACGGAGATGTTAGAATGAACTTCAAGAATAACAGATTTGGAGGTAGTAACGTATTTTTAATCACATCTAGCGGTGTGGTGGCTGAGACTCCTAATGCTAATAGACACGTAGAAGATTACGGGAATGGTTGGTTTAGAATGAGTATAATATATACAGCCAATGGGACTAGTGGCTCTTTTATTCAATTATTTGGAGATTTAGGAACACCTAAGAATGGTTTTTATATATTTGGAGGGCAACTAGAGGAGCAATCTCACGCTACAAGTTATATATCCACTAACGGAGCTATTGCTACAAGGTTAGAGGACACTATCTCTGTAGACTTAACTAGCTTGTCAATATCTAGCATAACAGAAACTATTGACGGAGTAGAGCAAACACCCATAACTAGCATACCTTCAACGTATACAATACCACAAGGTAACATCGATAAAATTGTAATGATATGATATACTTGAGATACGAATTTAACGATAAAAAACAAGCAGAAGAGAAGATGGCTAAATTGGAGGATGTTAACGCGTCATTCATAAAGCTAGACAAGTTTGTAATGACAGAGGGTGTATACGATGAGGATGGAGTTGAAATAACAGCTCCTGCAATGTCTGAAGGGTATGCTTTAGACGTGCTTTGGAGAGACCTAAACGCCTCGCCTTATGGTTGGAAAAGCTACGAAGTAGAGCCTAATAACCCAAAACATAACCTTCTGTAGTCACTTGCAAAATGAAATGATGTAAAAAGTGTTTTTAAATAAAGTATAAACCCTTAAATCACATTATGTTAAACGCAAAAGACACGTTACAGAAAATCGCTGAAGCTCTAAACATAGCAGCACAGCCACAAGAAACAACTGAAGTACAACCAACTCCACAACCTGACGCAGTAGAGCCAACAAAGGAACTAATAGAAGAGCCAACTCTTGAGGTAGTAGAAGAGGTTAAAACTGAAGTAGTAGAAGAGCCAAAGGCAGAGCCACAAATTGAGACTGAGGCAGAGCCAAAAGAAGAGGTAAAAGAAGAGCCAAAAGACAATAGAGTAGAAGCTCTAGAAAGTCAATTAGCTGACCTTAAAAAGATTCTAGCAGACGCTATGAAAGTAGAAGAGGTAGAAACACCTGTAGTACCTGAGCCTGAGCCTCAAGGTTTAACTCACAGCCCTGAAAAGGAAGTGAAGACAACCGCTAAAGGAGTAGGTAGGAAAGGAACTACAATTCAAGAACGAGTATTCAAGTACATTAATAATAACTAAAATTAACAATTAAAATTCATTTAAACAATGGCAACAACAACATCAATTACCACAAGTTACGCAGGTGAGAAAGCACAAGGATTTATAGCCGCAGCTTTATTATCAGCGCCAACTATCGACAAAGGCGGAATCACAGTAAAGCCGAACATCAAATTTAAGCAAGTAATGCAAAAGCTTGCAGTAGGAGACATAGTAGCAGATGCATCTTGTGACTTCACAGCAACATCTTCAGTAACACTTACAGAGCGTTACTTAGAAGTAAAAGATTTCCAAGTAAATTTGGAACTTTGTAAAAAAGATTTTGAATCGGATTGGCTTTCAATTGAGCAAGGATTCTCTTCTTTTGACGAACTACCTAAGTCTTTCGCTAACTACCTAATCGGACACGTAGCAGGTAAAGTAGCAGCTAACGTAGAGAACAACATTTGGAACGGAACAGGAGCAGGAAAGTTTGACGGTTTAGTAGACCTAATGACGGCTGACGCTGACGTTAACGATGTAGCTTTCACAGGAGTAACAAACGCAGGAAACATCATCTCTCGTTTAGGAGAAGTAGTAGACGCAATCCCTGAGACTGTATATGGTAACGAAGGACTAGCAATTTACATCTCTCAAGCTGACGCACGTTCTTACGTAAGAGCTCAAGCAGCTTTAGGTTACAAAGACCTTTACCACGTAGGACAAACAGCAATGGACTTCGAAGGAGTTAAGTTATTCGTAGCTAACGGACTTTCTAGCGGCCAAATGGTAGCAGGAGAAAAAGACAATCTTATGTTCGGTTGCGGTCTTCAAAATGACCAAAACTTAGTTAAATTGATTGACTTAGCAGATATCGACGGGTCTCAAAATGTGAGAATCGTAATGCGTTATTCTGCAGCGGTACAATACGCTATCGGAGCAGAGCTTGTTCTTACAACTCAGTCTTAATAACAGACTATCTAAAGGGCCTCTTTAATTAGGGGCTCTTAATTAACTCAATATCAATAACTTAAATACACAAAAATTATGGCTTGCAATATATCAGCAGGACGTTTGGAAGGATGTAAGGACGCAGTGGGAGGTTTGAACGCCATCTATTTCGTAAACTTCGGTGCTATGGGAGACCTAACTGTTTCTGACGAAACTGTAACAGGAATCGCAGCAACTACACCTGACGCTTTCAAATACGACCTAAGAGGTACATCTACCTTTGACCAATCATTAACATCTAGCAGAGACAATGGAACTACTTTCGCTGAGCAGACGCTTACAGTTTCTTTAAAGAAACAAGACGCAACTACTCACAAAGAAGTAAAACTATTAGCTTACGGACGCCCACAAATCCTTATTGAGGATAACAACGGTACTGTATGGTTAATGGGTGAAGAGTTTGGCTCTGAAATGAACGCTACAGTTTCTACGGGCGCAAGTCTTGGAGACAAAAGCGGCTATGAGTTAACCTTCGCAGCAATGGAGAAAGGTTTTGCTAAACAGTACACAGGTGTAATCGCAACAGATTTCGCAGTAACTGTAGGTATCTAATAACTAAATTTGAATACTATAAGAGAGCTATCCTAACGGGTGGCTCTTTTTTTTGTGTCATTATCTAGATTATATTGTTTTTAAATAAAGGCTTTACAAATGAATTACATCGATATAACTCAGAGCACTCAGACGCTTAATATAAACGTAAACTCAGACGGAAACGTAGGGGACGCTGACTTGTATATATACGAAGATGGCTCAGACTCTCTAGTTTTACAACACTCTTCAGATATAACCTACCATAGTTACTATAGCTCTATAGAACTAGACTCGGAGGCTATGGGATTTCTAAAAGATGAGACTCAGTATAATCTAGAACTAATAGATACAGCAAACAATAACAAAGTAATATACAGAGGTAAATTTCAAACTACAAGTAAAGACCTAAATAACCTATCTGTTAACGAAGGACAATATATTAAAAAAACCACAGCAACTAACTATACAATACTAGACTAATGAACTATACTATCACTAATTTAAGTGCTTATGAAATGCCTAAGGCTATCGAGGATAAGCTAAAGGACTACGTAGCATACGGAGAAGATAACGACTACTTCAGTTTCTTAATACAGCAATACTTACAGAGCGCAACTAATAACGCAGCTATAAAGTCTATATCTGACTTAATCTACGGGCAGGGCCTTTGTATCGATGGCTTAGAGAAGGATAGCGCACAGGTTAAGGAGCTAAGAAAGTTAATTAATCACAGAGACTTAAAGAAGGTTATACTAGAGCGTAAGATGTTAGGAATGGCGGCTATGCAAGTAATTTACTCTAAAGCAGGAAACAACAGAAAAGTAGTAGGAATTAAGCATTTTCCTATACACACTTTAAGACCTGAAAAAATGAACGCTGAAGGAGTTATAGAGAATTATTACTATCACCCTAATTGGGCAGACAAAAGCCCTTCAGATACACTTAAGAAGATACCTACGTTTGGTAACTCAAAAGAAACTATAGAGTTATTTATATTAAAGCCTTACATCTCAGGATACTCATATTTCAGCCCTGTAGGATATAGTGGCGCTTTACCTTACTGTGAGCTTGAAAATGAAATCTCTGACTACCTACTTAATGAGGCTAAAAACTCTTTTAGCGGTACAAAGGTTATAAACTTTAACAATGGTGTGCCTTCAGCTACAGAGCGCTCAGCTATCTCTAATGACGTTAAGCAAAAGCTAACAGGTTCTAAAGGTCAAAAAGTAATAGTAGCCTTTAACGAGAACGCAGACAGTAAAGCTACGGTAGAGGATATATCTCTAAACGATGCACCTGCTCACTATGAGTACTTAGCAAATGAGGCAATGCACAAAATTTTAGTAGGCCACAGAGTAACTAGTCCTATGCTTTTAGGAATTAAAGACGGAGGTAATGGCCTTGCAAGTAACTCAGATGAGATTATGGTAGCCTCTCAGCTATTTAATTCTACTGTTATACGTAACTTTCAAGACGAAATTTTAGACGCCTTAGAAGAGGTCCTAGAGCTTAATGGAGAAGTACCTGAATTATACTTTATTACATCACAGCCTGTTGAGTTCACAGAAGAGGACCAAGAGGAGACAGAAGAAGGATACGAGGTAGAAGACAAGAAGGTAGCTAAGGTAGAAGACAAGGATAAGAAGGACAATAAAGTAGACCAAAATTTAAGTTCAGCTATTGAGGTGGCTATGAGCGCTTATTTAAAGACTAGAGATTAATGTGTACTTTTGAAGAGCAACAAGCCGAGACTTTGCTATACCTGAATAAGGTAGGCGAAGTTATGCCCGAAGATTGGGTATGTATTGATGCGCGTATAGACGAAGGAGAGACAGAAGACGAAGACTTTGAAACTATGCTAAACGCTACTTTAAACGTGGCCCTAAGTTTTGCACCTGCTGACAATAGAGCAAAGGAC